AAGCTGTTAATGCAATACCTACTAAAGAACTTATTGAAGGAACTAATGAAGCTCTTTCTAGCCTAACAATCAGAACATAAACCAAATAATAATATGACAATAGAAGTTCACACCGCAGAGATAGATCCGCACACAGAAGTTTTTGCATTAGACGTAGACGATGTATCATTACAACGCCTACAGTATGGAGAGGTCGGAAGCCCTTATCCCTATGTTAAGGTGGCCGATGTTGCCAAAGCCTTGCAACCCAAGGCTCCACGCAATGATAGCGACCTGTTAGATTTGATAGATAATCAAGGCTATACCTATTGCTTCTTTGCCTCCGAAGGAGAGGTTACTAGGAGCAAGCACAGATGCGTAGCCATCTATTCCCCTACTGGTCAGCAACTTACAGGAGTTGCAGAAGGATTTGAGAATGTAAGGGACGCACTAGGTTATGTCTTAGACATGGAGGAAACTAAATAGTATGAAGCTATTTATGAATGGATTCGATGAGTGCATCGCAGGCGTTGTACAAAGATTTGGTCAACCCACTCTCGTATGCTACGACAAGGAGAAAGTCTTGGAGCAGTTGATGGATGACGGAATGACCGAAGAGGAAGCTATAGAGTATTTTGATTTTAATCAGATAGGAGCATGGATGGGGGACAACACTCCCTGTTTCATCTCTCCTTTCGACAAAGAAGAAATAGATTGGGAGTAGAAAAACCATACAACTCTGGTCAGTGGACTAAGGCTCGTTACAGGAGCTTTATTATGTCGGCTTTGCGTCGCGCCCAATGGCCAGTCAAGTATGAATCTATTCGCTCTGCCTTTGTGCGTGATGGTGTGAACCCCGCAAGCGGACGCAAGTGTAAGCTGCACAAGTGTTTCGTTTGCGGGGAACTATTCCCTGCCAAAGATATGAGAGCAGATCACATTGATCCCATCGTACCTGTCACCGGCTTTGATAACTGGGACGCACTTATTAACAGACTGTTCTGCGAGATAGACGGGTTCCAGGCTATATGTGTTGACTGCCACGCAGTTAAGACCAAGGCTGAAAATGCAGAACGTAAAAAAAACAAAGAAAATGCTTGATTATTTATTCATATTCCTTGAAGATCAACTCACACATATAACCAATAACATTATGTCAAGAACAAAACCAAGATCATCGGGGTCATCGAACCCTGCCACCAAGTTCCTTCAATGGAACACACAAGCTTCCGCATGGGAGTTTTACGATAAAGAAGCCCAAGAGTCCAAGACTCTACCACAAGACACAGGTTTCATTATCCTCGACCAACTCAATACCGCTAAGGGTTGGGATGACAGAAAGAACAGCGCAATCTGGTCTAACGAAGTGTATACTGTCGGAGATAAACTTACTCTCCGCAACAAGGACGGCATCGTTGCCACCGGCACTTGGTCTGAAGTAAAGAGTGTGCATGGTGTTAAGTTCACCAAGTCTGTCTACGCTATGGCCAAGGTTGGCGAAGGCTACGAGTTAGTTAACTTCCAACTCAAGGGCTGTGCTCTTACTGCTTGGATTGAGTTCCAAGACAAAGCAGGTGGTTCTAATAAGTTAGAAGGTGATTTGGTTGTAGCAGTTACTGAAGCGGTTGAAGATCGCAAGGGTGCTGTAAGTTATAACAGACCAGTCTTTAGTGTTGTATCCAATACGCTATCCGATGAGGCTGCTCTCCAAGCAGACAGAATGGATGGTACACTCCAAGAGTACCTATCCTCCTATCTCAAGTCAGAGAAGCCCACAGAGGAAGAGAAAGAGAGTGAGCCAGAAATTGTTTACTCTGAGCCTGCCATTGTAGCCGACCCCTTCTAGGCATACCCCTCAGCCCTTCCCCTTCGGGGGCGGGGCTTTTTGCCATTATGATTAAAGAAACAAACCCCAAAGACATGATCGGTATGCGCAAGGCTCCAATGTCTGGTTTACCAGCACCAGTTCTAATGGAATGTGGATTGGTTAAATTACACGGAGACTTGAAGTATGGTGCTTACAACTGGCGTTACGCTGGCGTTAGGGCATCAGTTTATTACAATGCTGTATGGCGGCACATGACCGCTTGGTATGAGGGCGAAGACTTAGACCCAGACTCTGGGGAGCATCACATAGCTCACGCCATAACAGGACTAATGGTTCTCCGTGACTCTCAAATGTTTGGCAACTGCGTTGATGACAGGCCAATTTCACATAAACCAGGGTGGGTGCAAGACATGAACGAACGTGCTTCCGCAATGATTGATAAATCTAACCAACTACTTGAACGCGAACCAACCAAATCAGAGACATGAAAGAATTAGATTACATAGATCACTTCCGCATCATAATGAAACCCCGCAGGGATTTCTTGACACAGATAATAAAGGCACTAGAGCCAATGAATGGACTGACCAGTAGGGAAGAGGAGCAGGAAACAATTATACAGAGTGCTGAAAAGATTCTCAAAGAAATACACGACGTGTACACACAAGAGCAACACTTGTTGAAGGCTAATTTTTATTCTGAAGCTAGACAAACTATCGGCAGAGGCATACTCTCTGGACTAATCAAACAGTAATGGATCAACCTCATAGCCTAGAAGCAGAGGAGTCCTTACTCGCTTGCTGCCTGTTAGACAATGCTTCCTACGATAGCATTACTACCATCGTCAATGCAGACGATTTCTACAGAAACGCTAACAAGATAATATTTAAGGCCATCTCCAAGCTATGCTCTGCAGGGGAGGAGTTCTCTGAGCTAGACCTAGACGAGCTACTCAAGCGTGAGGGTACAGACAAAGAGGTAGGTGGACTGGGTGCTATAATGCACATACAAAGACAGGCTAGTAGTTCCTTGCAGATAGCTAACTACGCCAAGATTATAAAAGAGAAGTCTAAGCTACGTCAGATTATACGCACTTCACGCATAGCCATTGAGTCAGCAAGAGAGAACCAAGACGCTGATGTAATCATTGCCGACATAGAGAGATCTGTTACTGCTACCCTAGACAACGGCTCTGACAATGACCCATCAATACGAGCAGCGGCTGAGTCCCTACGCGAGGACTTCAAGAAGATGGCAGAGGGTACATACGAAACCTTCGCCCTACCTACAAGAATCAAACAACTAGACGAGAAGCTTAGTTCGGGTGGCGTAGCAAGCGGAGAGGTTATGGTTGTTGCCGCTCCTACCTCCTGCGGTAAGACCTGTATAGCTTTGAACGTAGCCTTGCAGAATGGTGTAACTCACAACAAGCCTGGTCTATACTTCTCCTTCGAGATGCAAGCCAAGAGTCTGGCAAAGCGTATGATACAGACCTGCTCTGCCGTCAACCTCAACCAGTTCCAAGAAGGTGTGCTAGCCCCAGACAAACAGAAGCGTGTATGGGACGCTACCGATAAGGTAGAGAAAGCCCCTATCTTTACAGAGCACTATGTACGCAACGTAGACGAGCTACGCTCACGCGCTCGTATGTACAAGCGTAAGCACAAGATTGAATGGATTGTTATAGACTACCTACAGCTAGTTCCTTGGAACACTAAGCTCAAGAAGCACGATGGTATAGCAGAGGTTAGCCACCAGATAAAACTTATGGCTATGGAACTTGATCTACCTGTTATTCTTTTAGCACAGGTGAACAGAGAGGGAGCCAAGCGTGAGACAGGCATTACCTTGTATGACTTGAAGGACTCCGGTGACATCGAGAACGACGCAGACATTATCCTCTTGCTATGGCCAGACGGCACAGATACAAAGGAAGCAACAGTCTACGACGATCCAGTCAACGGCACACACATATCTATCAAATACAATGTAGCAAAGCAACGTGAAGGGGAGCGTGACCAGTACGGCAAGTTCGTCTTCCAAAACCACATAGGCAGGTTCAGTTAATCACCAACTAACATAAATATGACACAGCAAAACCTAACACAGAAGCAAGCATACAACCTCTACTTAGAAGGTTTTTCATACCAACAAATAGCTGATGACTACGGAACAAGCCCAGAGGCTGTGCGCTCCAAGATAAGACGATACAAGGCTACCATACCTGCGGCACAGGGCAACGAGCGTGTCCTAGTTATAGCTGATACCCACTGCCCTGCTATGCACGAAGGGTACATAGACTTCCTAATATCCATCTTCCACAAGCACAAGTGTACACGCGTTGTTCACATAGGTGACCTAGTGGACTGGAACGCTATTAGCTTCCACGAGAAAGACCCAACCATGCCTAGCGCAGCAGACGAGTTTGTAGCGGCTTCTAAGCAGGTTAGAGCCTTACACAGGGCGTTCCCAGAGGTAGACTACCTTATCGGTAATCACTCCGCTCTACCAGAGCGTAAGGCACAGAGCGTTGGACTACCACCAGAGGTAATACTTAACTTCAAAACTCTATGGGGACTTGACGGATGGGAGATACACCCTAGATTCACAGACCTAGTGATTGATAATGTTATATACAGGCACGGAGACAAAGAGAAGGGTGGACAGATGTCAGCACTAAAGAATGCACAGGCTCAGTTCAAGTCTCTTGTTATGGGACACCTACACGCACAGGCTGGTATCAACTACCACGCTAACCAGGATGGTGTTGTCTTCGGTATGAACGTAGGCTGTGGCGTAGACCATAGTCACCCTGCTATGAACTACGGACGTATATATGCTGCAAGACCAGTGCTTGGCTGTGGTGTTGTCTACTCTCCTAAGCTTGCTTTCTTTGAACCAATGTTCATCTAACCAATACTACTATGATATACGAACACAAACTAGAAATGGACACCTGCGGTGGTGACACAGCTAATGTTACTGTAGAGTTTGAGGCTGATAGGCCGTCATGCAGAGACGCAGAGGTTAAGGGTATATACTACCTAGAATCTGACGAACCACTGGACAGTGAGGACATACTAAATATGTTTGAGTGGATTGAACAAGACGGCCCTCAGTGGCAACTAATTTCACATAATATAAAATAAATGCAAAATACCCAAACCCAATCCATATTCAAGATTAACGCAGAAGAAGTTCTGGCTAAAGGACTGGAGGCTATGACTAGATCATGCGAAGCCCTGACCAAGCAGAACGAAACTTTAAACAAGGACATAGAGAATCTAAAGAATAAGATTAATATGCTCCAAGACAGGCTCCTATCTAACGCAGAGGAGCGAGAATAACTTTGCAGATTTATATATTTACTGCAAACAGAGTAAGTCGTGAGTGCTCCGGAAAGGTCTTATGATATCGACCTATAATAGAGTTGCCGTCAGCCAGCTTTCCAAACCACGAAGCTGACACCATTTTAGTCCTGTAAGACAAGTATTAATTGCTTTTCGTTTATAACACCCAATTCAGCAAATCTTTCAAGTGTTTTTTTATTTATGTTGTTTTCTTTTATAAAAGCAATTTTGTCCATTGGTTCTAACGCTCTAATATCTTTTTCAATAGCGTTTAATCCATTCATATCGTCTGATAATCTTTTTTCTGTATACTTTAATAAACTATTAGCTAATGCCTCGTCATCCTTTGCTATTTCAGTAATAGAAACTAACTTCTCCTTGATTGTTCCGCCCAACTCATCGTATCGCTCGCGCATACTAGGTTCTCTTACCTTAGGCATAGAAGGACGCTCGCGGGCATTTAATCCAGCCTCTTTCATCTGATCTCTGCGCTCCTCCATTGAGTAGTTCCATGTACCCCCTGAAGCATTTTGGTAATGTTGAGCAACTATAGCCATGTTTGATTGGTACTTACTATTTTCTAATTCATATGAAGCGTTAAGTTCTTCCTCACTTATATCCCCTCTTTTGAATTTAAATCTTGCAGAACTATAATCAGACATATTAAAACCTGCCAGCTTTCTTTGGTTTCTCATATTATATATAAGATTTGAATCATCCCATTCAACTGTTCTTATTCCGATTAACCTAAGAGTAGCTTCGTCAAGTTTCTTTATATCTCCATTTTTAACAGCTTTCTCAAACCTTTCTATGGTGTTAAGTGTTCCTGGTCTAATGGTATTCCAGAGTTCAAGTATAAATGTTCTAGCATTATCTCTAGCCTCTGGACTAGTAAATACAGGTTTACCTCTTTCATCGGTTCCGCTAATAAACCTAGACACCATTTGTTGTGGGAAATTTCCTCGCCCTACAAAATCTTCAACAAGCATATCTCCTAACTGATCTAAGTCTCCCAACGCGCCTGACTCAAGGTATTTTCCAATGTCTACTTGTGGTAGTAAATAAGAAGCATCAGCATACCAACCACTACGACCATCCTCGTTTACATGAACGTACAAGCTTGAGTTCTTGTTGTAATCCCTAGCAAAACTATCTTTAAACTCCTGTACACCCACATCATCAAGGCCATTCTTCTCGTTCTCCTCCGATAGATAAAGGGTTCCTCCTGCCGCAGCAGCTACTAGCCAGGATCCTCTCCATGCTCCATTCTTTCTCATTGCCATTTTGTTTGCTTGAGATGGGTCTAAACCAAACTCACGTCCAAATGTTCCAGCAATCATCTGCCTTGAATACCTATACTGGTTGTATGCGTTACGAAGTAGCTCCGCTCTAAATGATATAAAGGGGGGTAATCCTCCTAAAAGCTCACCAGATTTAACTAACCTAGAAAGATGTTCGTAATTTGGGAAAGTGTCATTTACTACCTTAGCTGCAACCTGCTTGATTTGCTCATCAGTTGCGTTAGGGTACATATTTCTAATGTTCTTCTGCGTTTCCTTCCAATTTACATAACGAAGCATTCTGTCACCAGAGCTGTATGCATTGCTAAAAAAATCTAATCCCTTTCTTGGTATACCTTTTAATACATCTAGTGAACGACCTAGCCCTTCTTCTGCTAATTCTGAAGTAATGCTACCAGTAGATAGGCCGTACTTGCTCATGTCATTAACATCCTGTAGCCAAGCTTCCCTTAGTTCTGGATTTTTTCCTGACAATATATTATCAAGTCCACCATACTCAGCTAATGCTAATCTAAATCCTTTACCCAATCCCCTGCCAGGCAAAGGAAGAACCCCGTTAGATGCTGATGCAGTAACAGCACCTAGCATAGCCGTTGGATATGACTCAACATTTAAAAGAACTTTGGGTATCTTTGTTGCTGATGTCCAAAACTTTAATGCCTTTCCAACCAATCCATCTTCTGCGTCGAGTGACCTGTTTC